CCGAGCAGTGGGAGACCAAGCCCAGTTCAGGTAAATGTGCTTGGTGCAACTTCAAGTCCATTTGTCCCTCATGGGATGGAAGCGACAACCCGCAAGAATACCGCGACAATTACGAGGAGGCCTAAACATGAACACACCCACCAAACAAGACATGAGAACGTTGACCATGGTCATGGAGCGATTGCTTCATCCCATCATTGGTCGACCTGTCCACGTATCGTTCGCCCTGCTCGGCGATGTCCCGTTCACCACCGCGGTGCAGACCTCGCTGTATGAGTTTGATGAGAGTCAGGACGGTCCTAAGGGGCCAATGTACATCACCCTAAACGCCTCACTCGTTCACGACATCGACGAACTGTTGGAAGTGTTGGGTCGAATCATCACCGCAGGACAGTGAACGCATGCAACTGGTTTTCGATTACCCGAGAGAGGTCATGGAACTCGGGGCAGAGAAGGGCAGAGGTTACCGTAAAATCGTGCGTAGCAATGCGGACTTGGAGCGATATTGGGAAGGGAAGAACGGTGTGTCCAACGCCTACATGACTGTGTACGGATATCGGGCTACCATACCGCCGTTCAACAAGCGAGTGGACTTGATAACGCCGATTGTCCGTCATTTCGTCATGGACTTCGACCCGAAGGATTTCCGTCAAAGGGGCTCACCTGACGTCAGCCCTGAGAAGGCTCTGCATCAGACGCAGCGCCTTCACCACCATCTGCTGTCTGAAGACATCTCTCACGGCGTCTGGTACAGTGGCGGGGGTTTCCACGTCTGGGTAGCCCTCGACAAGCCCTACATGCCGTCGAGCGGCGGTCACCTGTCCGACGTCAAGGAGGCAGGGATGCGCGTGGTCAACGAATGGATTCACGACATGAACCTGTTCTGCTCTGACCCGGCTGTGCCCTTCGATACCAGCGGTATGATTCGCATTCCCAACTCGTACAACTCCAAGCGCGGACTGTGGTCTATTCCTCTGAGTTCCAAAGACTTGGAGGAAGGTCTCGACCACATCATGCTCAAGGCACTCGACGCCCACTCTGGCATGATTTCCTACGGCTCGAAAGGGCTTGCGTTGAACGTTACGCGTACCAAGACTAAGCGCGCCGTGTTCGACCCCAACGCTACCCCCATCGACTTGCCCACGGCCTCGATGGATGGCGTCATCATTCTCCCCTGCCTCAACTCGGCCGCGTGCCGCGTCGGCAGCAACCCCAGCCATGACGCTCGCGTCCAGTTGGTCAAATACCTCTCCAAGCGCTTGCGCAACTTCATTCCCGTTCAGCGTATCGACCGTGAAAAGTTGGAAGAACATACCGAAACCATCGTCGACTACATCCAACGACTCGACTGGGCTGACTTCAACGAGCGAACTACTCGATACCAAGTGGGCACTATCGTAGGTACGGAATACCCTCAAACGTGCTCAATGCTTCACAAGAAGGGTATGTGCCTCGGGAAGTGCAGATATTGGGACAAGACTGGTGCAATTGACCAAGAGGCGACCTCCGATGAGTGAGAGTTACGCGATGGTCGAGTGGACCGGGCGGCGCAAGGGCACCAAGCCCCATCATCTAATTCCCAAGCGTAGGGATGGCTCAGTCCGAAAGGGCGATATGTCGTTTTGCGGCATGGTCGGCGTTGGCGACAGCGACTGGACTGTTGTTAATAATCCAGAAAACCGAGCATGTCGAAGATGCGTCCGGTTCTCCAAGCGGTACGAGAGTATCAAATCGAGGAGGAAGATGAAGTGAAGCGAGGTCCTCTGGTCATCGACTCTAACGAGCGTGGCCCTCTCCACGATGCCGTGGTGCGTGCCGCAGCACGCGAGGGCTTCGATGTCGTCAAAGAGCACCTTCAGGGCATGGGCGACTACAAGGCGGGTAACGCCAACATCGAATGCAAGAGCCTGCCCGACCTACTCTCTTCATCCTACAGCGGCCACTTGATGCGTCAAATCGAAAACCTCGATGCCAACTGTGAGCGCGTGTTCCTCGTCGTCCACGGCGACGTAGCCAAATACGTGGCCATGTCCAAGCGACAGGGTCGCAAGACTTCATTTTCCAAGGTGATGAACCAGATGCTGGGCCTATTCGCACGCCTCTCGGCAGACTTTGACTGCCACATCTACCGCGCCAAAGACCACACTGAGGCAGCCATGTTCATTGCCAAACTGCACAGCAAGATGCACAAGCCCGCCAGCCGACACGGCGCGCGGGCCGTCACAAGGACCAGCACGAACGACGTGCGGGCCGATATGCTCATTACCGTCCCCGGTTTCGGACCGGAGTTGGTCAACAAGACTCTGGAGGCATGCGGGTCAATTGAAGAGATGCTGTACCCCGAGTCATTGAAGCAAGTAAGAGGAATGGGAACCACGCTACGCAAGCGATTGCTCGACGTTTTGACGTCAGAAGAGCCTGTGCGCGTCCAGAAAACTTACGGGAGAGGAGGAAACGAACATGATGGAGCACAGGGCTGAAAACTACGAATGCGTGAAACAATACTCGGTGCTGCGAGGCTACTTGGAACACTTCAATCAGTACAGCCGGAACAATGAGATTCCGGGCTTGCTGTCGTTCTTTTTCATCCTCGGACAGGCGGCTGTACCCTACGTCCGCATCCCCGTGGGTGGGAGCAACCTCGACCCCCGCGTCAGCATGTTCTGGATTCAAGACACGCGGACAGGAAAGTCAGCCGCATATCAGGTCATTGAGCAGGTCCTCAACGAGGCAAACATGCGTAGTGAGGACTACAACTCCGGCAACGACGCTGCTTTGGTTGGTACACTCGTACCTGACCCAGACTCAGAAGACCGTCGTAACCCGGACATGATTGTCCGCCCCGGCCTCCTCGCAGGTCGCAAGGGACTGAACTTCGACGAAGGGAGCGTCGTACTCAAGACCGGACATCACAACGAGAACACCACACTGTTCCTTCAGTCTGCTCTCAACGCGGCAGGGACCGGTCGGAACATCCTGACCAAGCACATGGCCCGCGACACCTTCAGCGTCAAGTCTGAGGTGTCTCTGTGGATTACGACTTACCCACCAAAGGGTATCAAAGAACACGTCCTCGACAAGGGCATTTTCCAGCGCGTGCTGACCTACTGGCGCCATTGGACGCTGGATATGAAGCGCACCATCAACCACGAACTGGCCGAAGCCGTGCACAATAAGCCTGAGTTTGAGGTGCCGTTCGACGACGTGGTCGACTTCTTCAAAGAGACTCAGAAGCGGCTCAAGCGACGCGTGCAAGAACTGGCAGACATCCCTCCGATGGAGTGGGACGACATGCGCGAGGACGACCAAGAAGCCGTTGTGATGAGTCTCATGCACCGCATGTTCACGGTTGACGAGTCCTACATCCCGGCCCTGATGTCGGCAATTGACGAATACTATTCCATCGTCGACCCACTGGGGCCAGACAAGCAGGGCATCTGTTCATCCTTCATCATGGGGCTTCAGAACTACACCAACGTACTGGCTCACCACATGGCCATGGTCGAAGGCGTTTGGATAGTCACCGGTGACCACATCGACATGGCACGAGAAATTTTGTTCGACCTGTATGGTAACCTGATTCAATGGCTTGAGTCGGAAATCAACATTGGGGCGGGTAACGCTGAGAAGAAGAGGATGCAGGGTCTATGGCGCAAAGCATTCAACCAGTGCGAAGTGTTTGACTTCGACGACACGCGTGGACAAGGATGGGCGAAGAAAAAGGACGTGCAGTCTACTTTTGGCCGATTGGCGAACTACGCCAGTCGTGGCACCATCAACGCCAAGTTCAACAAGTTTGCCGAGCCGATGTTCCAAGATACGCGCGAAGGTGTTGGGATTTACGTCCGCCTGCGCGCAGAACACCGGAAGGGGACAGAGGCATGACGTTTTGGTGTACCGAATGCGTTATGTGCGACACGCCCGTGGGTGCGGATATAGGTGGCTGGATTCTCGGCAAACACCACGGAAAGGAGGTTGCGTTGTGCGATTGGTGCCATCACTGCATGGAGGTATGCTTCAATGAGAAAAATGCTGGCTCTTGATATCGAGACTGGAAACTACTCGCATGAAATCGGTGGCTGGGGGCAAACGCACCTGTTCGAGCCCACCGTCGTTGCGACGTGGGACGGCGACAATGGCGTAGTCTACACCAACGAAGCGGTGTCCAAGCATTTGCCCGAAGGCACGGTCGTCAAGAAGTTGCACCCGAGAGTCATCGGTGAAGACCTCGCCAAGCACGTGTCCGAAGGCGGCCTCGTCTTGGGCCACAACCTCAAGAAATTCGACCTGCCCATCATCCGCGACGCACTGGACTGCTGGACGGCGGGCGAGATTCTCACCAAGTCAGACGAGCAGGTGTTCGATACGTCTGCGCTCTTGCGCTCCATAACAGGGCACGCTGTGCCGCTGTCCGACGCCTGTCTGCACACGCTGCAGAAGGGGAAACTGATGACCAGTCACGACGCGCCCATCGAATGGCGCAAGGGCAACTACGGCAAGGTCGCCGAGTACTGCCTGAAAGACGCTGAACTCACCTACGAACTGTGGAAGCACGGGATGGAAGAGGGCTTCGTAAAGGCCCGCTGCCGTCACACCGGCGAAGTGAAGGAGTTCGAGGTTGACTGGTGAGGAAGAGGGAATACCATGAATGAAAACGAAGCAAACACAAGCGCAGTTGTCCACAACATCCGAGCCGCGAAACGCGCGGTCTCGACCGTCAAGACGACGTTGGGACCGATGGGAATGGACAAGATGATGGTCGACGGCGGCGGAAACGTCATCGTCACCAACGACGGAGCCACCATCCTCCAGCAACTGGACATCACACATCCGGCAGCCAAGATGGTCGTCGAGGCGGCCAACACGCAGGAAGACATGTGCTACGACGGAACGACAAGCACGGTCGTGCTTGCAGGTGAACTGCTGGGCAACAGCGAACTGCTGTTCAGCAAGGGTCTGCACGCCAACATCATTTGTCGTGGCTACCGTAAGGCAGCCAAGTGGGCCACAGAGCACTTCGAGACTCTGACCGTCGACGCTCCTCTGTCCAAAGTGGCACGCACGTCCATCACCGGTAAGGCGTTGGAGTCCAGCATGGAGCACGTCAGCGAACTGTGCGTGACTGCTGCAGAGAACGCCAATGGCGATTACTCGCGCGTTCGCGTACTGTCCCAGCCGGGCGGCTCACTCGATGACTCGTACTGTTTCCCCGGCGTCGTACTCCACAAGGAGTTCATGCTCCCGGCGATGCCTGATGAGCCTGCGCCCAAGGTGCTGCTCATCAACACTGGACTCGGTGAGGGCAAGAAGGACGACAACGTCCAACTCAGCCTGTCCTCAGCGCAGGAATACACCCAGTATCGCAAGCAGTCCAGCCGCGATGAGTGGGTCGAAAAGGCCCAAGCCATCGTCAGCGTGTTGCCCGACGGCGGCACCGTGTTCTGCAGGGACACTGTGAACGAGGTCGTAGCGGCCAGTCTGGCCCGTCACAACATCGCTGTGGTCCATCGCGTCCCAGAGAGCGACATGACGGCTCTGTCTCGGCTTCTGGATGCCGGTGTCGGCCACAGCGTCGAAGACATCACCGTGGCGTCGGACGGCGACGTGACGTGCCAGACCATTGGCGACATGCGCTACGTGGTCGTCAAGGGCGAAGGCGAAGTGACCACACTCGTTCTTCGCGGTGCAACGCGTCAAACCCTCGACGAGACTGAGCGCGGCTTCGAGGACGCCCTCGGTGTCGTTTGTCTCGCTCACAACAGCGGTAAATCCGTGGCCGGGGGTGGCTCAGCCTACCTCAACGCAGCGCTTCATCTCCGCTCTCGTGCGGCCGAAGCCGGTGGACGTGAGCAGATGGCCATCGAAGCCTTTGCGGAGGCGCTGGAAAGCATCCCTTCCACCATTGCGGAGAACGCGGGTCACAACCCACTCGACACCGTTCTGGCACTGCGCAACGAGCACATGCAAGGCAACAGCGACGCTGGACCTGACATCGAAGGTGGCGGCGCCTGCTCCATGGTCGAGCAAGGCGTGTTCGAGCCGCTCGACTTGGTCCGCCAAGCCGTTCAGTCGGCCAGCGAGGTCACCATCAGCATCCTGCGCATCGACGACATCATCGGCAAGCGTGGCGAGTGACGCATAATCATCGCATTTTCTCAGCCCTACGCTTGAGAAAGGTGGAGAATCGGCCACCGGCTCGCCTTGAAACAGGCTCAGCCCTACGCTTGCGGACGCCTTTGAAGCCCAACTGACCGTGAAATCGGGTGTAGGAGCAGAAAGGGCACTCGTGCAGCACGACAGGCTCACCACTGATGTAGCGCCCTGAGATGCTGCGCGGGAGCATAATGCGGTTGCAGTTCTCGCACTGCTCTTTCAGCAGGTCGATGAAGCGCCCGATGCTCACACCAGCCCGTAAGAGGAAAGTGCGGCGATAAGTGCATCGAGTCTGGTTTGTAGGTTGTTGATGTTGGTGTTGATTTGGGTGACGGCGGCTGCAAACTCAGCCTGCAATGCATCTCCGTGAGGTAAGCCTGCCCCCGCTGCTCCGGCACCCGCCGTAGCAGCACCCTGTCCGCCCAACGCGGCCACCGTAGTCTTCGATGCAGGCGCCGTGCCGTAGAAGCCGACGGTGCTACCGTCGTGGTTGAGTGCGCCGTCAAACTCAACGTCGCCATTGACGTGAAGAAGAGCCTGTGGCCCGCCAGTCCCGATGCCCAACCTTCCGTTTGAGTCGAGGGTCATCGCAACTTGAGGAACGGTTGAAGCCCCGGCGTCCTTGGCCGTCACCGCGAAAGCGATTGCCATTCCACCTTTTGTGTCGGCGGTGTAGGACTCTCGCGCGACAGGCACAATCGCCGCCAAGAACTTCGGGTTTTCCGTAGTGAAAGCGCTGTCCGTGGACATGAACTTGATGGGGACGCCGAACTTCGACGAGGTGTTCATTCCCGCAGCAGACAATTCAAGTCCACCCATTGTGCGGGTAAGGGCGCTATCACCGGCAGACGTGTCTTTGACCCTGATGATGTGGTTTGCCCCCTCAACGTGCAAAGCAGTAGCGGGTGAAGCAGTTCCGATGCCCACTCGGTCGTTAGTAGCGTCAACGTGTAAGGTAGTTCCGTCAACAGTCAGACCTTTGCCTGCGGCGATGGTAACATCGCCCGTCAAAGCCAATGTTGCTTCTCCTTCAACGGCAGCGATGGCGTCTGCATCTGCGTATGCGGTCGCGCTTGCAGCAATACCGTTCAATTTGGTATGGTCGGCGTCGGTGAAGACATTGGAATCAGAAGCCGCTTCGACGGCCGCACGAATTTCAGCGTCTGTTTGGTCGGCTGTGGCACTCGCCTCGATACCGTCGAGTTTCGTCTTATCCGCACCAGACATTGACCCTGCTGCGCTCGTCGTTGCGGCGCTGATGCCAATTGTGCCCGACCCCGTAATGGTGCCGCCCGTGATGGGTGCCGTCGTAGCGACACTCGTGACTGTACCTGCGTTTGCAGTCGCACCATCCGCTACGTTCAAATCACCCCTCATCTCAGCAGCAGTTCGACCTTCGACGGATGTTCCGTCGATTTTCAAGAAGTCATTGTCTGCTACTGCTGCGTTGGCGACCAGCACATTCCCGTTGGAAACGCCGCCAGTCAGCCCCTTCACAAACGCAAGATTGGTCACCTCGCTGTCCATCAACGCTCCTGCGGCGGTCACATTGGTTGCATCAGTTACATCTGCATTTGCCTCAATGCCGCTCAATTTGCTGCGCTCGGAACCAGTGATGATGGCACCAGAGCCAACGTTGCTCACGTCGCTCAGTTCAGTGACGCTGTCCGTGGCATGAATGACCTTCTTGTCGGTCCCTGCATCGTCTGTGAAATACAGTCGGTTCGGAGCGTCGTCCTTGACCCAGAGCAGGCCCTTTCCGGCAGCAGTGCTGTGACCAGTGCCCGCTACGTTTGCTTTCTCGTCAATGACCAGCCCGGTAGGGTCAATGAGTCCAGTGACGGTAAGTTTGCCATCTACCGTCAGCGTTGAAGAGCCGCTGGCCCATGCCAACTTCGTGTCGCTCGTGAAGCCACCAGAGCCATTCGATAACTGCACAAGGCCAGTCGCGCCGCTGGAAGAAGGGAAACTGGACGGAGCGGCGATAACCTGATGCCAGTTGCTTCCATCGTACACAAATCGAGCAGATTCTCCTGATGCAATGTTGACGTTGATGGGCGTGCTGCTGTGTCCTCCACTGGTGGAGTCGAAGTGTAGGTTGTGCGCACCAGCCTTGTGGAAGATGTCCACAACGTGACCTGCGGAGAAAACTCCCGTAGGATTGATGGTTCGCGCGGCATCGGTCGTGATGACCCAGATATTGGCTTCGTCGAACGTGAACGTGACGTTACCTGATGTAGTGATGACTTCCAACCTGTCTGGGCCAAGCACGTAGGTGCCAGTCACAGGCGTGGTGTTGAGATTCTTCGGCAAGGCGGTTAGAATGATGCCGTGCTTGGCACCAGCAACGTCCTCCCGGTGCGTCTGCCAGATGGCTCCGAACGTGCTTCCAGTGAGGTCGCCTCCTTCTGGCGATGCAAAGAAAGAATCCGGGTTAGATAGCGCATTGGCGGCATCGACGTTCCCAATGGCACCTTTGGTCATCGGCGTCAGGTAAAGCGGAGACTTGCGCAAGAACGTGCGTCGGTCGTGGATGACTGGGCTGCCGAGGCTGGCAGTCACGTTGGCCGCCCCTCCCGACATCGTGTAGCGAATGACTCCAAGCACGGTGGTCTGATGGTTCAAGTCAGTGTTACCTGTAACGCTCGGGCTGGAAAGGAACCGGTTGGGGAGTAGCGGTGTTCCGCTCGTCGCCGCAGCAGGCGTACCCATCTCGTACATCAGATGTGCTTCTGGGGTGCTCCTACCGACAAGGTACACGACGACAAAGACGTCGCTGTTGCTGCCCGGAACGCTGGGCAAATCACCGCTGTGACTTGCGCCGCCCCCAGTTGTGCCAACGATGAACGTCTCGTGCGAGCCCGGACCGTTGGCGAACTTGTACAGGACGCCGTCGAGGGTGCAGAAGCCACCGTAGACCTTGACCTCGCCCTGAGACGAACCAATCTGGATGAAACCGGGCGTGTTGGCGACCACGCTGTTGCGCAGCGAGTCACCTTTGGCACCGTCGCCAAGGCGCATGATACCGTTACCGTGCAGACCTTCGTACAGATTTGTCAGGCTCGGACTGGTCAGTCCGTCGCCATCTCGCAGACCCTGAGCATCAGAGCCCATGCCGGTTGCGCTGGTGTGTCCTGCTGTTGGATTGGTCAAATGCCCACCTCGATGAGTGCTGAAAACTGAATCTCGTTGTTACTGGTCTTCTCAATTGCGTTATAGGTGTAGCGCATAAAGTCCGTCGTGTCTGTCGAATCACTCGGATTTTTATAGCGAATGACGACCTCTCGCAAAGGCCGCGTGAACGCCGTGCTTAGAGGCACGCTGGCCTCAACCATCAAGGTGTTGTCGTCAATGACCTTCACACTCGGCGTAACAACCACCGCTGGATTGCCAATGCCGCCGTCTTGCTGCGTAGCCAACGTACCGTCAAATCCGAAAACAACCTCGTTGATGCGGTCCTTCAGCGTGTCGACCAAAAATCGAGTTCCTTCATTCAACAACGGCATATCATCCTCTCCTGTTCTTCAAGTAGCGACTGTGCACAGCGCCCAGTTTGAGATGGTTGCTACGTGCCTCTGGGTTGGAGGCGGTGGACAACACGAACAATTCCTCGTCGTCGACGACGGCGTGGACGCTGGCTGACTTGATGACGACAGTGGTCGCGCCGACAGACGCAGCGTGAATGTGACCCAATTTGTTTCCGTTGCGCTTGTACACGGCTTGGTTGTCGGTTCCGAAGATTGTGGTCGCATTGACCCCATCCACCGTGTACGACGTCGTCCCTGCAGCATAGCCAGCACCACTGTTGATGAGCACACCAGTGCTTTGGAGCAGTAGCGCTCCGTTGATGTTGTTTCGATGCACGGAGCCAAGCGTGTAGCCTACACCCCGGTTCATGTCCACGCGTTCAGCGATTTGCCACGACACGCGGAACTTGAACCCGAATGAGGTAGAGAACTCTTCTACGGCAAACTGTCGGTTGCGTTCCTCGTTTGCCTCAACGCTACCGCTAACGTCAATCTCTTGGAAGCGCTGAAGCACATCTTCGAGCGCAACATCGACCGAATTGACGTGCAGTTCAGTTCTGCGGGAGTTCAAGTCGAGCCGACTACCGAGGATGATGTAGCGCTCGTTGTCGACGCGAGTCTGGTGAGAAATCATGTCACCGGGGTGCATGTTGCCAGCACCAACAACGTCGAGCAACTTCTTGGAGCCAGTGGCGTTCTTCGCCATCCGAAGCATACGCCTACCAATGGTTCGTGCACTGGCCTTGGTTACAGCCGTCGGAGCGTGAATGCCTCCCGGCACTTCGACAATACCAGCCTCCTGACGCCCGAAGTCATCGACTTGCACCACGTTCGAGTGGTTGTTTGCACGTGGCTGACCGCGGACAACGACTCGATTGGGCGCGCTTTCGCTGTCATCATCGAGGGTGCCACCCATGACTCGGGTTTCATTGACCAAATATTCGCGCTCGATGTTGGACTGCGGGAAGTAGCACACGTTACCGAACCGGTCACTGCGTGGGCTGTAACCATCATGCTTGGCCAAAAAGCGTAGCGCCGTGAACGCTTCGACCCCGTAGAAGTCCTGAGCCAAGAACGTCGAAGAAGACTGCTTGGCTCGCACGCCGTTGATGCTGCTTGTGTTGGCCTTGGCTACGCGACCAGCGAGGTCAGAAGTTCGCATCCCGACTCCGATTTTCTGAACAAAACGAATGGTTTTGTCGGTGAAGCCGATTTCAGCAAGAGACCTACCCTTCAGGTTCTCCAGCCTGTAACGCGTCCCCTTCGTCGCATCCTGCGTCTGCGAGAGCACCAATGCTTGCCTATGGTCCTCAGAACCGACAACCAGTGCAGGTAACTGCGTAGAGGTGGTAACCTTGTCCACGTCGTAGAACAACGCACCTTCATAGCGCGCACTCTCTGTTGGATTGTGAAGCAAACGAATGGTGTCTTCCTCTTCGATGAGGCGATACTTGCGTTCAGACGTTGGAACGAAGTCCGTCGCAGTCGGCTTCTCAACAACGAAGCCTGACTGCTTGCGCGTGTATTCACCATGACGGACAGCGTTGTCGACGAAGCGTGGCTTGCGAACACGTTTCATCACAGTGTTCTGGGCTGCATCAGCGCGCCCAGTCACGGTGTTCTTGCCAAGCGCCATGATATCTCACTCTCCGCTGTGGTCTCCGGTGTTGAAGGAAGTGTCGCCTTTGCTACCCTTGGGGTGCAGGGTTTGACTGTGGCGCGGTTGCACGCTGAAGTCGCCCTCATCGTCATCGGTAGAGCGACGACTCGCGTCGGCGCGGAAATGCTCCAACGTGTTCTCGGACATCACCATGCGAGCGACTGGGGAACGGACGTCGGTCTTGTCGAAGCCAGCGACGTCGACGCCCTGAATCTTCGGACCATTGCTGTCGGCGGTGGTCGGGGAAGAGGGGTCCACGTCGTACACGGGGGCGTAAGGAGGGCTGCTCGGAGTGCCAGTACGAGCACTGGGTGCGTCGCTGGTGAACAGCCCGTACTTGCCGCCAGCCGTGGCGCGGTAGAAGTTTGAGCCAGTCTGTCGACCACCTGTGTTGAGGAAGGCTCGGAACAGTTGACTGTGCTTGGCGTCAAGCGTATGCGCCGGTCGATACAGGAACTCGATGGTGCCGTCCGTATAGTTCACGTTCTCCTTGACGGGGTCGTGGTTGCTGTCCTGATACGGGTTGGATGAGGTCGAGGCGCCAGACTTACCCCATCCCTTGACGTCAAGGACGCCCGCGTGCTTGCTCCATTCCATGACGTAGGTGCCGCCAAGTGGCCACATGGCGTGGGCATCAGAGTGCTTGACTACGCCAGACACAGGCTTGTCTGACCAGTTGAGAGCAGTCATGTCGAGGTCCTTGAGGGTGCGACTACCCACGTCGTAGGCACCGCGGATGTTTGTCCGCTGCCCCACTGCGCGGTCCGTGTGCAGGCTGGATGCCTCTGTGGACATGACGACGTACTCTCGGCTCACGCCATCGTTGAGTTCAGCAATGGTGTCCACGTCAAGGCCCAAGCGCACGTCGTTGCGACTGACTGGCTCTGCACCGCGCGTGTCGGCGTTGACCGACTCGACGCCCTCACCTACGTGTGCGGAGGGCTTGAGCAAGCCGTCGTCGCTGTTGAGGTCCACTCGGTCACTGATACCGCGCTCAATCTCGCCAGCCTGCAACGCCACGTTGCTTGGTCGCACGAGTCCTTGGCCAAACGCAGGCTCGGCTGTACTATGGCTGAGGACCAGTCCAGTTGCGTCGTGCGGCTCACTCACAGCCATCAGTAGGCTTTCGTTGAACACTGTGGGCCAGCGGACGCCTCGACCGTCTCCACGGTCGCCCACACGCAGCGCACTGGCAGGGTTGAACCAGTCAGCCGTGCCCATGTTGGTGGCCGCGTTGTTGCCGCTGTTGTCGTTGCCGCTGTAGCGGTCGTTTCCGTCGCCACCGAATAGGCCGTTAGCCGCAGGGCGGTGCGTGACGTTGGTGTCTGCGTATGCGTCTTCAGGGTCCCACGATGGCCGCAACCCGAATCCACGCACAGGGAAACGCCTGACTTCTTCGCCACGCGTGTTGCCCCACCAGTCGACCATGTAGTGGCGGTGAGCGCGAGCCAAGTCTTCAGTGCCTTGCCCTGCCTCATCGTTGGGGAATAGGCGCGTGGTCGTGGATGCGTTGCGCATGGTACGGACTGGGCATCCGAACGGCCCAGTCATGCGACGACCATCGCTGTAGCGCACCTGTCGCCCAATCTGGTCTTGACCGAGGAGGCTGGAGACCTGCGTGATGCGCTCAAGGATGCCAACGTAGAGCGCGTCGAAGTCTTGGTCACTTTGTCCAGAATCCGAGCCAACGTAGTCCCATCCATTTGTCTTGGAATCCTGTTGGATAAGTGGTCCATGGTAGTAGCCGAGCATCGCGTTGCTGTTCGCTACCTCAAGCCAGCCGCGCACATACGGTGACCAACGAGGCCGGTTGAACAGTTGGCGCACTGCCATCCGGTAACCGAAGCAGCGGTTGCGGTCATTGGGCAGTGAGAGTGTGGCAATGCCCGTCGAATCCTGATACGTCTCGCAGTCCATGCCAAAGGTGTCGCTGCCCCATCCAATCAACGCGTGACCATAGGATTCCATCCGGCTCGCTGCACCGCCACCGTGGCTACCGCCGGGCCAAAAGCCCGAGAAGTTGTATTTGTTGGAACCTACTGTACCACCTTGGTGATTCAGCGTGCCTCCGCCGTCAACCTTGGCGTCAATGTCCGTAGCAGAAGTCAGCGTGCCGTCGTGGCTCAGCGCTGTACCTGCGTTGTTGTCGTGGTCGTGAGGTGGCACCACCCACTTCATCGCCAGACCGAACGGCCCTTTGCTGGCGACGTAGTTGAAATCGTGGTAGTGGATAGTCTCGAAGTGCTCTGGCACGTGGTTGAGCGGCTTCTGGTCGACCGGTGTATCTGCAGTCCCAGCGTTGGTGTAGAATGCACGGCTGGCGTTGTCACTGTACCATGTGAACGGTCGGCCAAGGTTGGGGTGCCACATGCACAGGAACGCGTCAGGCGCATGCAGTGAGTTGGTGTCTCGACTGCCGTTGGCGTATTGTGGCAGATTGCGTGTCATGATGCTGACTTCTGAGCGTGTGAACAGGTCATCAGACGACCCATTGTCGTAGGGCCGGCTGAGGCGGAGAATCGTATTCGCACCGATGTTGGCCCAGAACGCAGCGTTGCCAGATACGCCAGAGAACGTGTCGCTCTCGCCCAGCGTGGCGTGAGCCAACGTACCTGTGCGATTGGTGTAGGTGGCCGTGTACCGCACACCGTTCTTCGTGTATTCCAGCACCTCGCCGAAGTAGGGCTTGACGGGGAACATTGCGTTGTCGTCGACTGTGATGGTGGACGAGCCGTTGTCGCTGATGACGATACAGTTCGGGTTGAGGCTACGCAGGCGCTTGTGCGGCTCATAGAGGTCCAAGAAAGACGTCGGGTAGCCTGCCAGTGTCATCTGAGCACCAACGGCGCCATAGCCTACTCGACAGAACTCGTAGTAGTTGTCTGGCCTGTGCCACTCCAAATGCCGGAACTTAGCCGCACCAGTTGCATCGGCTCCGTCCTTGTGCAGAATGCCCCACCACGGGATGGTCAGCGTTCGGCCCGGCGTCGCACTTTGGAACATGCCCGGTCGATAAGGTAGGCTTCTGCGGGTGAAGGATGGGCTGCTGCTCTCTTGCACGCCCAGTGGGTTATACAACGCCAGTGGAGGCAAGTTCGTGAACTGACTGCTCGCGTCCGGCTCAATGTCGAGGATGACTTCGTTGAGAATCACCTCGCATCCGCGCACGTCAGCCATCATTGCCTCGGCAAGAATCAGTGCATAGGCCCCGCGAGTGGACATGTCCTTTTCGATGGCGATGACGGTGTTGACTTGCTGCCCAGTCAACTCGGTGACCTTGGTGCCCGCTTCACTGGGTGCCTTGTTCTCAGTCGCGTGGTTTTGATGGAAGCCCTGCAACTGCTGCTTGAACACGTTCGGCTGAATGATGATTTGGTAGGCTCCGACTTCCAGCGGGTCGGGGAAGTGATTGTTCATCGTGTAGGTGTTAGCCGCCTCCAAGACAAGCGTATGTCCGCCCTCTGCGTTCACGTCACCCGCATTCGCACCTGCACTGGCTGCGACGCCGTAGCCTTCGTACTTCAGTTTGGTTTCGGTCAGGAGTGTGAACGCTCCGCCGTGGATGTCGCTTGGCCCGAACGGAGCCGTTGGCGTTGAGAACCAGACAAGTGGGTCGCGCCCATTTCCGTGCGTCAGCACCGTCGACGTCACGCTGGTACGTGTACCCTCTCTGTTCCCAATCAGCGAATCTTCATACGGTGCATGGTTAGAACTGGCACAAGCCCTGTTCAGGCTGTAAAGGCGCTGGTATGCAGGGTGCGCGTAGTGACCGGGCATCATCGCCATGGTCGGCGTGACGTAGTGATGACCCATGCGAGGAATAGGCATGGGCGTCATTTTCGGAGCCGTCATCCGCGTGTAAGGGGCAGACGGGTTGGCCATTGCTCCCGTGCTACTGGGCAGGTCACTGTAGATGTCGAACCAATCGAGTTTGACCATGTCGGGGCTGGCACCACTGTATTCGCTGTGGTCACGCAAGCGGCGGGCTGCGAACATGCGCGTGCTGCCAGCAGGCATGTAGTAAGACGGGACGACCTTCAGACCTGTCTTACCCAAGACAAAGGATGCGAAGTCTGGGCTATAGACCACGCCAGTGAACTTGTTCGTGGACACGCCTGTGTAGGAGGCGAGCACGCCTTTGTCCGTTGCTGGGTCATACACACGCAAGAAGTAACGGCCGCCACTCTGCTCAGTGGAGTCAGTCCAGACCGCTGCTTCAGGTGTGGTGGCGACGTTGATTTCTGTGCCGCTGTAACTCGAATAGTTGAGTTCGTCGAGGTCAAAGCGATGCGTCATGCTCACACCCATGCGTGTGACGTGGAAGAACAGGCTACGGTCATGAGGCTCGTAAGCCGATTCCAACGGCGCGTTGCCCGTGTGGTCTGTCCAGCCTTCGCTGGTAGACGCGGGGAACTTGAGGCGGGAGTCGCTCTTAGTAGTCGAGATATCCACTGCGTCCTGACTCAGGTGCTCCCAGCCATTATTCTCCCATGTAGGCCATAGTCGGGGGCCGCTGTATTCGTTGTTGAACATCTGACGAATCTGAGCGATGTTCTGAGCAGGGTGCTGCAACCCACCTGAGCCAATCGTTTCAGTTTGATATGCCTGAATACGGTCAAATCCGCTACGGATAACGATGTTCCCCGGAATCTCGTCAGGCTCGGGCAAGCGAATACGGAGGTTTGGGTTGACGCCTGCACCTGCAAGTGCAGGAGCGAGGCCTTCGATTTCGCGGTCACTGATATGTCGGAAGTCGAGAATGACGGTGCCAAGGGGCGAGCCGCCGTCCAAGTAGTGCTCTTGCCCTGTATCGTCAGTGACGAGCATACTCTTGAACTGCTGGTCTTCGTTGGGGATAAGAAGCGCGTTTCGCACTTCGAGCGGATGCTGCTCGGCCAATTGCGGGTGACTCAACTCCTGTGCTTGGATGATGGGGAACATGGCAGCGTTGGTCGTCTCGAAAGAGAAGCGCACGTTCCCCAGTACCTTTTCGCCCACCGTCTTGAAATCAGTGGCACCGCTGTCCTTTCGCTGGACCCACGGAATCATTCCGAGACCACGCGCGTTGACGGCTGGCATCGTCAGGCTACCGCCATCCATACGCTTCCAAACGACGTGCTCAGGTAGGAAGTTTCGCGCTGCGTGTCGGCTGCTGAAGTAGCCGAACAGTCCGTTGTGCGGCATACTGGTCGCACTGGCAGCGATGTCGAGGTAGTGGTCATGGCTGCTGACGCCGATGCACTCTACGCCGAGCGTGCTTGCGGACTCGTGCGCACCTGACTGAATCACGACGCTCTCATCCCAGAACAAGTCACCTGTTGGGTAGCGACAGGCGTTGGCTCTCACCATGTCTCCACTCTGGATAGTGCGATGCCACTGCGCGTCACTCGGCGCAGACCCGACGGCGGGATAGTCGCTATCCTCGTTCGGCACTGAAAGCGAACTGTGAATCTGTGCTTCAACGTGGGGTCCGGCCGTAGCAGGACCAACGTAGCGACTTCGGTTGTGCACTTTACTCGTACTCCATGCGGTCGTTCCTGCATGCGCAATGTTCGTGCTCTGCACCATGTACAGCCAGTCACCTGAGCAAGAGATTCCATCACGGTCGGCCTTGGCAATAATCGGCAACTCGGCTTCGTGAGCCACAGCGATGAGATGGCGAGTAGACAGACCAGTGACGCAGTAGTCTTGGACAAAGGTAGCCGCTGGGTTCTCTGTAGCCCCCGTAGGCGCACCTCCAGTAAGACAAGTCTCTGCAGCGCCGTATGGACTGAAACCCAAAAGTGGGTGCCACGCACCTAATCCTGCGAAGTGAACATCAGCGCCAACGCTGGTTTCAGCCTCATATGAGTTGAGGTAGGAATACGCTTCCCCGTGCCAGCCGACAGCACCGACAGGCTTGGTGCGGTCTACTGCGTCATGATAACCAGAAAAGTGCACCTGAGTCATGTGGTCACGCGAAGCAGTGCCTGTGTTGTTGTGACGATGCGTTCCAGCCTTAGTCCAAATGTACGCCTTGAAATCGCCTCCGGGTGCAATTGCATTGAGTCCAGAATCGACGATGTTTGTGGCAGTCGTGCCCGGAGAAACAGCGAGTGTAAATGTGGTGTTGGGCGAGCCGACGCTATGTGAGATGTAAGGGGTTGAGCCCGCAGACGTGCCATCGGAAACACGTAGCCAACCATACTCGGGATAGGTAGTAGCCGTACTGGTGACGACCAATGAAGCAGGTGTAGAACCGCTTTCTGCGGCGTATGAGACGACCGGCAACTCGACCCAGCCGTAGCGGTCTTGGTTGTGTGCGTTCTGCATGCTCGGCATGAACGTGCCACCAATGGCTTTCAGCGGGTCGTTGCCGGGGAACGTGTTGATGGCTCCGCTGAGCACTGCGCCCAGTTCCTCTGCATTTTGGCAACGCGTCGCGTCAACGATGACGACGTTCTCATCAACGACTTGGTCACCCTCAGACCCCGCGGATGCGTAAAAGGAACGGTATGCCTTAGCCAGTAGACCGGCTGGGCGGAACGAAGTACCGTTGTGCTTGTTTCCGCTTCCAGTGGAAATGCGAGCACTGGCTACAGGGTTCTTTGGGTTCTTGGACACGTGGTCATCAAGGAAGTGGCCTCCGGGGTGATAGCCGCCGTCCATGTGCCAGATGACTGAAGACTTGCGAGTGGTTGTGTGAGTGGCGCTCCCGATTGAAGCGCCAGCAAGGTCTGAGAACACGAAGTTGAACGGGTGGTAGTGTTTGGGTAGGTTGCTGGTCGTAGCGACCGAGCCTTCAAAGTAAAACGCCTTCGCAAGTGCTTGAGAATACGTTTTGCTTCCCGTTGCGTTTGTGTTAGGGAAGCCTTTGGCGGGTTGCCAGTTCATCGGGTAGTTGAAGCCCCGCGTGTTGTTCTGCTGGAAGAAAGTCGTCATCGGTAGGTGGGCAGCGGCGCTACTGGTTCTGTTCAGACCTGAGTGCTCCGTTGCGTCACCGTTGGCTAATTGATTAGGGAGGAAGGAGTCCTTGGCCGTGTTACCACCAATGTAGATGGGCACTGCACTGTAGCCGTTACCAGTCGTAACGATGTTCGCGCCCTGCGGTTCGTGTGCAGCCGTGTTGTGAGGGAACGCCTGCCCCGGTCCGAAAATCATGTAGATGGTTTGGTCGTCAGAGTCGCCTGTCGCACTGTAGCGTGCGTGAGGATGTGCAAAGCGAAGGATGAGTGGCGTCGGGACGTTGATGGCAACGCTACGGCTGCCGTCGGTGTAGGTCAGTCCTGTGGCCTTGGCGTTGGCACCCTTGGCCATGTCGTAGGACAACAGTGCATCTTGGTTGAAGAACGGCGGGTGATTCTGACCGCGGTGTTGGTCAAGGTATGGCGTACCGGGAAACATGGCGAGCATTGCATTCGTGTCGATGAGTGCGTGAGAGCCAGCCATCTCGCCGATGTTCTGGAAGCCCGCCGAGCCCGTCGGACCAGAGGCGTAGGGATGAGTGTAGAAGTCAGCGTAGTCGTTCTGCGTGCCGTCGTTGATGTCGACCACTGCACCAGAGAAGCCTCCACCGAAGTAGAGCGGCACCCAGTGGTCGGGGCTGTCGCGCCCGCCACGGAAATACAGGAAGGGGCTCGCGTTCTTGCTACCGGCTCGGCGTACACCATCTGTACGGACAGCGTCCGATGCGCGCGTCGTGCCCTTGAACAGCGTGTCTCCAGCCACCAATGCAAAGTTGGCTGAGCGAGTTACCACGTCCAATTGAGTGACGCTACTGGTGCCGGGCTTGCTGCGCACTTCGGCGTATTCGGTGGTGCTGTACCACACGATGAGCGGCTCTCCCCACGTGTCCGTATCGTCAGAGGCAAGTTTGCCCAAAAGTGCGAGTGATTCGTTCGATGCGACCTCGATAGTGGAAAGTGCGCCTCCGGCTCCGCCGTTGAAGGTATGGACCTCGATGATGGGTGAATCAACGCGTGGAATGACGAGGTCACCGGGCACGTCAATGAAGTTCTCGCCTCGCAAGTTACGCTGCCATGTCGTGACGTCCACGACGTTGTTCTGACTGTCGACGAGCACAGGCGTTGCCGTGTT